ATTGTTTGGATAAATATTATTGGCAAAAAGACACAAAATTAAAAGGTCTTGAAATTAGAGATATAGATGACAATATAACTTTTGTAAGCACTAATGGAATAACCGAATTTACCATTGATGGCTCATTTGTTACAATTGAATATTCCCCTAACATTAAAAACAAATAATATGACAGCAGTATTAATCATTTTACTTGATTGTTTTTTGAAAGCATTTGATGACTATAATAAAGACTTTAAGAAATACAACGGATTATAACCATTAAAACCTTATGGTGTATAGGTTAACCAAATAATTAAAGTGAAAACACAAACAAAAACAGTAGAAGAGATTACTAATGGGGCAGAATGCCCATTCCCAATTGGTGTAATTCCAAATAATATGGGAATCAATCTTGTCAGTGTAGATAGCATAACTTGGACTAAACAAGATGATGGTCAATTAGTAAACGTAACAATCAATTTTAAACCAGCAAACTAATCTTATGAAAATAGAACAATTCAAACACGAGAATGTCAGAGAAGATGGCGTAACATTAGTAAATGGAGAACCTTATGGCTCTGTTCACACGACACCCGGCATAAGAATGTCTCCTGATGAAGGAGGATGTGGTCTTGGTAATTGTAACTGCTCTAAAGGACATTGGCTAATGATTAGCCTTGGTCGTGATGCAGAGACAGCAACAGTATCAGGTGTTACTGTATGGTTTGATAACTATGATGAGATGCAATCTTTCTTAAAAGTCAGACACATTAGAGCTGAAGCTTAATTCTAAACGGGAAGCTGTGACAGAGCTTCCCATTAAACTTAAACTATGAAAACATTAAAAGTTATTAAACTCATTACAGATGTTGTACTTATACTTGTAATAATATTTACAGGTGTACAGTTATACGAGTATTTTGCTATTAAGAATATCAATGACAGACACGAAGAGTTTTTGAAATCTCCGCAGTTTCATAAAATGATGGAGTTGAAAGAGATTTTAAAAGACTACAAGAGTGGGGATGATGAGACATACATTAAAAAACTCATCAAAGAAATAATAGTAGACCACGGATATGAACCATTCCAATTAGCTGGATACTTATGTGATTATGCACCAAACTATAAAAAAACTGCTATAAGTTGGGTAACTCCGTATAGACAGTATAGTCAATATGAAGAATATCGAAATCGTTAATAAACATTAAAACAAATAGTATGAAAAAAGATAAAGAATACCTTGAAAGAGTAGACAAATATTCAGATGATATATTAAAAAATGTATTTAGCAAAGGAGAAAATAATGAGATTTCAAAAGATGATGAAAACCAAATAGAAGAAAATTGTAAATGTAATATTTTAGGTTTTGTTTTATTAGCCATATCATCTTATATCGTAGTAAACCTTGTTATTCACGTATTTACTTTACTTTAATTAAAAACAAATAATATGACAGCATTTAAAACATATAGAAAAACAGCAACAGTTCAAGCTAAACTATTTGAAGAAGGAGATGAAGATGGATTTATAAGTAGGTATTACAACGATGAAGATGTTGATGAGGATGGTTGCATACACACTTCTGGTCTTATTGGTGAACACGAAATCAAAGTACCATATGTATCTACACTTGAAAATCAAAGACATATGAGTCACGGTTTTGGTAGAGAATATCTGTGTGTTGGAGTAAAAGGTGAAAGATGGCTTGTTGATAAAGATATTTTTGAAGCAACTTATGAGATTGTAGAGTAAACTCCTGACACATTTTCCCCTAACATTAAAAACAAATAATATGACAGCAGTAGAATGGTTACTGTATCACTTTGATGAGATATACCATATTAAAAAAAAGTTTCTGCCATCTGATTGGGAGTTTCTTGAAGAAACATCAAAAGCAATGGATAAGCAACAAAAGAAGGATGATTTTAATGCGGGATATAGACAAGCAGAAGAAGATAATGGAATTGATGGAGTTATAGACATTAGCGAATTCAATAATGCAGAACAATACTACAACGAAACATATAAAAAATGACAACTTTAGAACTACATGGCATTTACCATGAACTAGCCTTTTGGCAGCAATTTGTAAAGACAGACCGATTCCTTAGCGGATGGGTTAAAAAAGTAAAGACACCTGAACTACACCAAGAGGTAGCGGACTTTATTTTAAGTGTTCCACATAACACAGTCTTAGATGTAGGATCAGGAGTAGTCTCTATTCTTAATGGCTTAGTAGAAGTTAGGGCTGTGGACCCATTAGGAGACCTTTACAGACTTGTCTTTGATTATGACAGGCATAAGGTAGCTCCACCAATGGCCTTTCCTGCTCAGGAATTACCCTTTAAGAATGACTACGATATAGTACACATAAGTAATGCCATTGACCACACTCAGGACCCTTATAAAGCCTACAATGCCCTATTAAAAGCAGTCAAGCCTGGAGGATATTTAATTATACAAGGTTTTGAGGATGAGGCAACCCACGAAAATTGGCAAGGCTTTCATCAAAATGATATCTTTGTAGACGAAATATGGGATGACAAAAAGGACTACTTACTAAGATTAAAAAAGGCTGATGGCTTTATTGAAACTATAGGACAAGACCCTTATCAAGTAATACAAAAGACCATAGGAGACAAAAGGTGGTTTATTTGGATAGTAAAAAAGTAACTTATGACAATCTGTGTAGATGTAGATGGAGTTCTTACTGACGGTAAGATATGGGTAAACCATCAAGGTGAAATTATTAAGTCCTTTAATAACAAAGACTTAGGTGCAATCAAGGAACTATTAGCAATGGGTTTTCAAGTGCATATAGTAACTGCCTCATCTTGGCCTGGATCAGAGTTTTATCTAAAGAGGTCTGGTGCAGAGATTCATAACATTAGAAACAAAGAGTCTATACCCTTTGATTATCAAATAGCCATAGGTGACTCAGCTTGGGATATTCCAATGCTACAAAGAGCCAAATACTGTTTCTGCCCATCAGATGCATCTAAAGAAATAAAGGAATTAGATGGGATGCACATATTAGAGAGTAAAGGAGGTCAAGGAGTAATGTTAGAAATGGTAAGAATACTTACTGAGTGGAACCCTAAGTTGTGAATAAGTATTTTTGCTAATATGACTAAAATTGATTATATTTGGGGGTGATTAGTAAAGTTAAGAATTAGATACAGCCCTTAGTCATTCAGTTGGCTAAGGGTTTTTATTTATATGCCTTATAAAAGCCAAAAATCGGCTAACAAATAAATGTCATCACTCAGCCCAATAGATTGGAACCTTGTAGCAGAATACCTAGAAGCAGGATGCTCAGGGGTTGAAATAGCAGCACAGCTTGGAATTCACGAAAACACTCTTTATCAACGATGTAAGTCAGATTTGGAAAAAGATTTTGTGGCATTTAAGCAAGAAAAGCAAGCCTCTGGAGATAGTATTTTAAGAAAGGTCCAATATGAAGCAGCAATCAAAGATAAGGACCGAGCAATGCTAATATGGTTAGGTAAGCAGAGATTAGGTCAAAAAGAAAAAGCAGAACAAGACATTAAGGTTGAGGGTGGCATAAATATCACATTTAAGCCAGCCAATGAAGGAAGTAACGGTTAGATATACTAAGGTCTTTGAATGGAATTTGGAGGCTTATCAAGCCAAAACCTACCGAGTGATTGCCAATCAGGGATCAACAAGGTCAGGTAAAACTTATTCCATATCACAGCTATTAGCTCTTTACATACCGCATAAGGAAAAGGTTACTATTTCGGTGGTTAGTCCATCTTTGCCTCACTTAAAGAGAGGAGCAAGGAGGGATATTTTACAAATTTTAGAGGATGCAGGCATCTACTCAGATGAAGCATTTAATAAGACTGACAATGTTTATCACTACCCAAATGGCAGTTACATTGAGTTTTTTGGTGCTGAAGATTCTGGTAAGGTTAGAGGTCCAGGAAGGGATATCCTTTATATAAATGAGGCTAATCTACTTCCCCACTCTATTTACCAACAGTTAGCCCTAAGAACTAAGCAGACAATCTTTTTAGATTTTAACCCTGTCGATGAAGCCTCTTGGGTTTATGATGTAGCTGACAAGGAAAAAAATAAACTAATACACTCTACCTACAAGAACAATCCATTCTTACCTAAAGAACAGATAGCTGAGATTGAAAGTCTCAGAGATGCTGATGAGAATATGTGGAAGGTGTTCGGGTTAGGAGAGAGAGGTAAAAGTCAGGAGATTATTTACACCCATTGGAAACAAGGACCTTTTAGAGAAGATTCAGAGGTTGTCTATGGTTTAGACTTTGGCTATTCAGTACCAACTGCACTAATCAAAGTAGGGTTTAAAGATAATCAAACCTATGCACACGAAATGTTATACGAAACAAGGCTAACAACATCTGACCTAATAGAGAAGATGAAAGCCTTAGACATCAGAAAGTCTGATGAGATATTTTGTGATGCAGCAGAACCTAAGACAATAGAAGAACTTGTCAGAGCAGGGTACAATGCAAAGCCAGCCGAAAAGGATGTCTATGCAGGAATTCAAAAGGTAAAAAGCCAACCTCTGACAGTAACACCTGAATCAACCAATCTCATAAAAGAGATTAGATCCTACAAGTGGAAAACAGATAAGGATGGCAAAGTGCATCCTGATGAGAGTCCGGTTAAGATGTGGGATCACGGTTGTGATGCTATGCGATATGCGATATTTACAAAACTAAACAAGCCAAGATTTGAGGTCTTAGCTTGGTAAAGATATAAAATGGGCAAGATACAAGATGCGTGGAATGTGTTGAGAGGTAAGGCTCTACCCCTAATGAATATAGGGCAGCCTTTTGCTTCTTACACAATGATGGGTGGAACCTATGTAGGTATTGCCGACAACAGAAAGAATTATATTATTGACGGATATCAGGTTAATGATATCATCTACACAGCAGTCACTTTAAT